GATATTCTTGATGCAACTGCCAGTCAGGAAGCGATTTACGTTTTACTTCATACCAGTCCTGATTACGGTCCCCAGCATCCCACGCCCAAAAAATACCTCGGAAAAGGTTAGTTCCCGTTTGCGACCCGACCCACAGTTTATGAAAAAAGTTTCCCGAGCCGTTAGCGGTGGACAAACAGATAACTCGTCCACCGACATCAGCAATCGGTTCAATACTCGCCCACGCTTCGTCAGGATTAGGAAGGAACGCCATCTCATCCACAACCACAAGATACACAGACTCACCACGAGCAGGGTCATTAGATGACGGCAACGACTCAATAGCAGATTCATTATCAAACACCATCTTCAACTGGTGGTCCGTCAACAACCTAGGACCACGAACACGCATCCACTCAGGCAACCAACGATACCCATACTTAGACTTCTGCAACAACTTCATAGCCTCACGCTCAGTTCGGCTAAGCATAATCACAAACCTGTCAGGCTCAAAAAATACCAGCCAGAAACAGAATGCCGCCGCCAGAGTGGAGAATCCAATCTGGCGTGCCTTGAGAACCACACTATAACGACTTTCTAACCATGCTCGCACAGTCTCACGTTGTGCTTCACGCATCTCAAACTTGATACGTCCACGCTCAGGATGTTTGATAAACCAATAGTTCTCACAAAAATACTCAAACGCATCAAGTAACTGGTCTGTCGTAGCGTCCTTTGGACCACGACACAAACGCCACTCTCGTTCACGGACGAGTTCATTCAGTTCCATTACAAACCTTATCTAATACGAATATGTCTAGGTTTCCTGTTGCTCCAATACGGAGACATACGAATCTTAGCATTCAAAGTTTTACCTGCATTCACACCAATAGCAGTATTCATATAGCCGCTAGCAGAATCAGTAGCAGACCGTCTAGCAATCAAAAGACGAACAGAAACATACGAACCGACACCAGCATCAGTAGACGAACGCAAAGCATCCTTAGATACTAAAGCCTCAGATGTCCCATTGACAATATCTTCAGACTGTGCGGTGACATAAATAATCTCTGCTTCAACAGAACTCTCAGAAGCAGTACCAGCACCATCAGCATCACGGACAACAATACGTTGAACAACAACAATATCGTCGCCAATACCAGCATTACTACCAGAGCGAAGAATGTCTCTACGGAAACTAGCAGAAGAACCACCAATGCCAGCATCACCAATATATCTGACTGCCTCATTATAAGTCGTATTCTGATTATAAATAAAATCTCTAGAAGTACGATAAATGAAACCCAAATAGGTTACATCAGTATTATATTGGAACGTAGGTTCGTTATACACTCTGGGCATTATTACCCCTAGTGTTTGATAATATAGTTGAGGACAATGCTCGGCTGAATATTATTGTGCGCCCCACCACCACCAGTAGTTTGATTCACTGCCGTAGTATTACCAGCAGAAGCAGTATGCGTATGGTCATTTACAAAGTTCAAAGCCATTCCAAAAGTATTGGTTGTTCCATCAATAATACCATCATTAGTGGAATCTTTACCACTAATATAAGTACTATTGTAAGCACCAGGATTATACACCATATCCAAAGTATTAGCATCAACGGAAATAGTATGGCTATGTGCATCCTGAACGTGCGTATGTGAAGGCATCTCAGCAGTAGTGAGCGTATGAGTCTTAGAACCCCTAGTTTCGCCAAGAACATCAAAATCCGTATCGGTCGCATCACGACCGACAGGAACACGACCCTTCAGATTGGGAAGATTGAATGTAGTAGACCCATCACCAGAACCATAAGTCGTACCTAATACACCAAACAAACCACTATAGGTGGAACGACTGACGGCAGAACCATCACAGACCAACCATCCTGTTGGTGCAGTATTCGTTCCCCAAAGAACAATAGCACCAGCAGGAGTGTTGACCCTAACCTTATAATCTAAAGTTGTCGTAACAGCAGAGTTGTCCACGCCGATCTTAGCCTGAATAGCCTCAATCGCATCGTTGCTGTTAGCGTGTTGAGAACTATGGCTAGGACTATTTAGGGTGTTGCCTGAAGTTGGATTCGTAAGCGAATCCAACGAAACAGGAAAGTTAGTTGCCATAGTTCAGACCTCCAGAATCAGGCTTGTTCCAATGAGGCAAGTTCGGTCTGATGAACCTCAATAGCCGCACCCAAAACAGCCAGCGCATTATCCGCCGACTCAACACCAGCATCATCGTTCAACTTGACACAAGTCTGCTTGTTCAGTTCGTGTTGCCACGCTTCAGCGGCGAACTGGCTGATACGCTGAGACAGAATATTTTTCTTCTGTTCATCAGTCAGAAGCGTAGCGTAATCAATGGACATTATTTTTTCTCCTTATGCAGTTGCTATGGTTGTCACAGTTCCAGAGGAACCACGATATTTTAGGGCACCAGACTCAACATACAAAACACCACCAGCGGTGGGGTTTGCTGATGGCGCAGTCCCATTGGCGATATGAATAGTTTTTGCAGATGACGTAGCAATAGTTGTCATACCAACCAAAAAGTTTCCAGCAGAATCAAGCAACGCAAGTGCCGTGCCAGCCGAGTTTTGAACCTCAAACAAGTTTCCTGATTGCGAGGCAGCACCCTTTACAACCAGTCCCTTGTCGGCGGCTGTCGTGTTGGTGATTTGTGCCATCGCGCCACTTGTCAGGGTTGCACCAACACCTAACCGTCCAGCAAGATAGTTGTTTGCTGTGCCATTCATGTAAATGTTCCAGCAACCTACACCGCTAGCAATACTACCATAAAAACCAAAGTTGTTTGTTCCCGAAGTCAAATTACTGCCAGCCGTGAAACCATATAGATTGTTGATACTTGAACCAGCACCAAGACTTTGAATACCGTCCGTGTAAAAGTTATGCAAGTTACTAACAGTAAAAGAAGCGGCGGCGGTAGATACGCCAGCGCGAAAAACTTGAACCGCTCCAGTAACATCGGATTGAACTTGTCCACCGCTGATGATACCAAACGCTGTTGTTGCGCCAGTAAGATTTTTTGAAACACTTAGACTGGTTGCGCCACCAGCGGTTGTTCCAATCCACAAGTTTCCAGAAGGATCAATACGCATACGCTCTGCGACAGTTCCAGAACTATTGGCAGTACTGAATCTGAGTGAAGAAGGAATAACCCCTGAAGATGGAGTTCCTTCTGCCACCACTATAATGTTTGCACTTTGAACAAAAGCCGAGCCATCCGAACCATGAAAACGAATACCACCAATTTCATCGTTTGTATTTACAATCGTATGAGAACCGACGGTCGCATTACGGGACTTAGCAAAATCAAGACGCGGACCCGAAGCAGAGGCTTGATATGACAAACTAGAAATAGACGAACTGCTAGCAGTTGTTCCAGCAACCTGAATCTTCGGAGTAACAAGACCAATAGTAGTTGCGGTATCCTCACCAAACAAAGCGTTACCGCTAGCATCAATAACAAACGGCGTACCATCAGGATTGGTGCTATCCTCAACAACCAGCGCATTACCAGAACCAGTCTGAGTAATACGCATTAGTGCGCTAGCAGAAGAACCACTAACAACCGCACTAGTAGCATCAATGTTACGAACCAAATAATCAAGACTAGTTGTCACCGCAGAACCATTGACACCAACCTTAGCCTGCAGTGCCTCAATAGCATCATTAGCATTAGCGTGCTGGTCAGCATGATTGACAGTCGCAAGACTGTCACCAGCACTAGGATTTACTAGAGCATCAAGACTAGTAGGAAAGTTAGTTGCCATTATTTACCTCAGTCCAAAGTCAAAGTCAAACTAGTAACCTGAAAAGTATCACCAGCAACAACAGCGGCAGGAGCAGAGAACTGTCCAGTCCACAAACAGTTTCCAGTAGAAACAGAATCCCACAACGACCAATGCGTATAAGTTTCCGTAGCAGGAACAGACGACCAAGTAAGAGTTCCAGTGCTAGCAATAGAACCGCTAGTTGCCGTTGAAAAAGCAACCAGTTGACGGGTCGTGTTACTGGCGGCATTCGCGGTACCAGTTTCCGAAGGGTCGCCAGTATGAAGTTTCACATACTTGGAAGCAACACTATAGGTTGTTCCATTCAAAGTGTTGAGAAGCGCGTTCTCCGCATAGTTGCTAATACTCATTCTTCATCATCCCTATATTTAGAACCCTTACGGGTGTCATCTTCACAAAATGGGCAATCTCCTAGATTGGCTGGAAAACACTCCCCACAAATAGGGCACTCGTTCAAACGTGCAGACATCACACAATTTTAAGCCGACGAGACTGCTCTCTTTCAGCCATACCAGAAAGAAGTTTATCCAATTCCTCATCAGACAACTCTGACACATTAGAAGTATTATTGATTGTGACCTGAGGCACCAGACGATTAGTAGCCTGAAGATACAGTTGTGCCGCACGGTTGTCCCCGCCCAAAGCCTTATCATACAACGCATCCAACAGACGTTGGGTGCGTTCTGGTGAACCTTGGATTTCATTTACACGCTTATCCCATTCAGACTTAAACATGGGGCGTTTCTCCCAACGCCGCAAAGTAGTTGGGTCAACACCCAGCAATCTAGCCATTTCGCCCTGTGTGCGGGGCACACGCTCATGGCTGGGGGTGACTAGCCATTCTAAATATTGTGTTTGACGACTGTCCAGTATGCTGGTTGTGTTGTCGTTTTCTGTTCCCATATTAGTGTTGTGGCGTTCAATTTGAACGCTGGGGGGGATTATAGGGGGGGAAAGAGATAATGGGTTAAACATGGTTACACGAACTGAAAGGTAGTGTAACCATGAAACTAGTATACTAGTTGCGTGGACAGCATGAAGGGTTGTTATTATGGCTTCTAAAAAGAAAGCATCTGCTAAGATTTCTAAGGTTATGGGCGAATATAAGTCGGGTACTTTGCACAGTGGTAAAGGTGGTCCTGTCGTCAAGTCACGCAAACAGGCTGTAGCGATTGCCATGTCCGAGGCTGGAATGTCCAAAAAGGCTCCCAAGGGTTATCATCGTATGCCTGATGGTAAACTTATGAAGGGCACCAAGCACAAGGGTAAATGATGGGTTATACTAAACCTGAGTTGCGGAAACGTATCGTTGCCTCCGTCAAAGCAGGCTCTAAAGGTGGTAAGGCTGGACAATGGTCCGCCCGTAAAGCCCAGATAGCCAGCCAGAAATATGAGAAGGCTGGCGGAGGTTACAGCGGTCCCAAGACCACAGCACAGAAGAACCTGAGCAAGTGGACGGACGAAAAGTGGCGTACCAAGTCTGGTAAACCGTCCACGCAAGGTAAGTCTGCCACAGGTGAACGGTATCTGCCAACCAAAGCCATCAAGTCACTTAGTGCCGCAGAATATGCGGCAACCACCCGTGCTAAACGAGAAGGCATCAAACGTGGACAGCAGTTCGTCCCCAACACCCCAGCCGCCCGCAAAGCAGGTGCGGCGGCACGAAAGAAGAAATAATGCCCAACAAACCTGACCCCCGACTAAAAAGGGCTGGAGTCTCAGGCTACAACAAGCCTAAGCGCACCCCAAGTCACCCCACCAAATCCCATGTGGTCGTCGCCAAACAAGGCGACAACATCAAAACCATCCGCTTCGGACAACAAGGAGTCTCAGGCT